CCATGGCCTGCTCCTACGAGTACGTCGGGTCCTTGATCTCCCAAATCTTCGTCGCCGGGCTCGACCACGTTTGCGCCGTCGTCACCGCCTGAGATGTGACCGGCACAGTCTTCAAGAGTGCCGAGCCATCGTCGATCGCCAGATAGGTCACGGTCCCGTTGGCACTCGGCGTGATCCCTGTGAGGGCACCCAGCGTGAGCTTCCGGCCGCTTGTGTCGCCGTTCGCCTTGGCGAAGTCCGAGCCTCCGACCGTCACCTCCCCGAGGGAGACTGCGGCGATGCCGGCAAAGTTCGCGGGCTCTCCGCTGCAAATGCTGACTCTGGTTCCGGTTGCGATCTTGTCCAAGTTGAGATCCATCACCGCGTCGGGTACACTCATAGTTGCTTCCTTTCTACTAGAAGAGGGTCCATTCTCCGCCCATGAGACGATAGAGATTAAGTGGGTTCCCATCTCGTTTCTTAACTTGGGGCAGGGCTGTCGTTTTTGCCATCCCCAAGAATGACACCGCCGCTTGCAGATAATTCGGTCCCGAGACTACTCCGTTATCCATACGCTCGTATGGCGCCTGCACATCCAGTCCCACATCATCCAACAATGCTCCAAAAGCCGCTCGTGCCCGTGCATGGCTATGTTGTGCCATGAGCCAAAGCGGCCAACTCGAATAGCTGAACGGATAACCCCCGTCCATGGATTGACCATAGGTCCATGCCACATAGGAACGAGGCCACGTCTTTACATCCGGGGAAAAATCTTCAGACCATGGTCCAGGGTTGCGCTTGATATAACGATGCCCCTCTCGCAGTAAGAATAAGTCCCCGTCCCCAACGCCGCTCTTATCGGGCTTATCGTAGTACAAAGACATTAGCCGCCCGGCCTGGAGCGTCTGTGACTCGGTCAGGATGCCGGCCCAAGCGGCAAACGCCGTACCCTCTACCGAGAGAGTGTTCCCGTCGGGCCCCGTCTCCCAGGGCAGGTAGCCTATCGCTCCCGTGTCGGTTCCCTCGCCCGGCACGTCGTAGGCGATCCAGTCGTCATGCAATACAGAGCCGATATCCGAGTCAGCTACGCCCCCTTGGTAGCTGATCGCCGCCAAGTCTACCGCCGACCCGCCCATTGCCACGTTGCCCTTGCTCGCCCCGCCGACCAGTACCTCCGTCTGGTGGCCGGTCCAGTCGAAGCGGAGCTCCACAGTCACCTTGACGTCCGCCGCGTAGGTCGTCGGCGTCGGCAGGTCAGCCCAGATCGTGCCGTTGCTCGTCGCCTTGATCTTCCCGTCGGCGCCGAGCCCGAGCCCGAGGATGCACGTCCCCGTGTGGTCCATGAGATCCCACAGCCACATCGCCGTGTTCGTCTGCGACGTCACGAACGCCGTCCGCACGCGCTGCCACGCCTGGCGGAACTGCGCCCGCGTGAACGTCCTCGACATGCCGATGCGGGCGCTCGCGGAATCATCCTCAATCTTGAGAAGCTGGTTTTCCGCGTCGGTCGGATCGGTAACGACGTGGATCTTCCCGGCGCCGCTGTTCCATGTGAACCCCTCCAGCGCCCCATTCGTCACGGTTTGCGGCTGGTAGCGGTCCCAATTGAGATGCACTCCATCAAATGTCGGCGAGGCCGCGCGGAACTTGCCCTGGATCGCTGCTTTTACTTCTTGGGCACGGTCGTAATAGAGATCAATCGCCTCCTGATCCTCTCCCGCCCGATAACAGCACTCGGCCAGGAGCATGCAGGCGACGTAGTACCAGTTGGAGGTGGCGATCAGGTCGCCGGTCATCACCAGCGACTCCACCGAGTCGTACGCCGTGCCCAGGTAGCCGTCCGGCCACTCACGCACCAGGTGCGTCGAGGCGTTGTACGGCGTCACCCCGAACGCGTCGACGATCTGCTGGCGGTGCGCCTGCCACCACGCCACCCATGCGGCGTCCCAGTTGCAGAGGCTGCCGAACCGGCAGAGCGCGATCACGCATAGGATATGGTGCGCCAGGTCCGGGCTGTCCCCGTAGCTGATCATGCACTGGTCGGCGGCTGGGGTGCTGTAGTTGATCGCCCCGCTCTGCGGGATGCGGCACGGGAGGGCACCCAGCGGATACGTCGCGGTGCCGCCGGAGACGATCCGCGTGTAGGTCGTCGTCGTGTTGCGGATCTGCTTCGACAACGCCCACGCGAACATGGCCTCATAATCGGCCCGGTTCGTGAAGAGCGCCATATCCTCGGGCCGGCTGCACAGGCACAGCATGCCCACTTCGGCCGGGTAGAAATAGGCGGTGTAGTTCGCCCCCGGGCTCAGATACTTCTTTTCGAAATATGGTCCTTCCTCTGTGATGGTATCCGTATTAAGACTAGCGAAACGGGATACTCGATCTGCGGCAGTGGCATACTGCGCGGCAGTGACCGCTACGGCGTGGTATGGCGGAGTCCAGGCTGCCAGTAGGATAGGCATCGGCTAGAGCCAGAAGTTAGCATAGTCGAGATACATGGTGTTCGTCACGCCAGAGCCCGCCCCGAACCAATTGACTAGCTCAAAGTCGTCAATGATGGTTCCAGACCATGCGGGAGGTAAATCAATAGTTCCCTTCGAAACGCCGTCGATATAAACATCCGCTGTTTTCGCGCTTAGGTCGATGTTCCTAAATTCCGTGTCTTGCCACGTATCGGCAATCCAGGTAGTGTCTGTCGGCAACAGGTGATTCCCTCCCGAGGCCGCGTCATAATGAAAGTGCCCATCACCCTCGGCCTGCAAAATGGCTCCTACTACTGTGGCTTCTTTTGCAAACCTGATGCAACTGCTCCCTCCAGCTTGCGCGTCTCTGCGAACGCGCGCTTCGATGCGGGTGTAGGTAGCTCCAGTAAGAAGTACGTGGTCGTAATTGTATCCGCTTCCCGGATCTGAACCATCGTAGTACTGTTTGATTACTCTGTTTGCCAGAGAGCCCAGGGGAGCTCCATCTTCGACTGTCAGCGATCCATTGCGGTGAAGATTGGACCAGCCGCTTGGAGTGTTGCCTATCGTTTGTCCAAGTACTTCAAGAGTCACATTCGGTATATCGACTGCCACGCTGTCACTGTAGGCTGGCGTAGCATCTCCCGTCCGCGACGTGAGTCGTAGTGCAATGGTGTGGTTCCCCGTAGCCCCAGTACAGGACGCGTACACGACCTTCCCAGCCCCCGGCGTCTCGTTCGTCCAGATCGTCGTCCACGAGCCTGTGTTGTCGAAACGGTACGCCACGTCGTAGTTGTCGCCGTCAGGATCGGCAGTGTCATAGCCGAGATGGATGCCACCCTGCGTGACGCGAAGAGCCACTGGTTGGGAAGTAAAGGATGGCGGAACATCGGCCGCCAGTGCGATGATAGATCCAACCGTGTCCGACACTCCCACTTCCACCACAAATGTTGCGTCAGACAATGAGAGGACAATCATGCCCCCAACAGTGTCAGAGACCCCTGTCTCTACTGCGAACAAATCGCCAGAGGGAGAAAGCGTCGGGATCACTCCAAACGTATCGGAAGAGCCCGCCTTAACGGTGAAAGTTCCGTTCACGAACTGCAGCGTTACCGCAGAGCCCACGGTCAAGGAATTCCCAGCCTTGGGCCGCAGGACCAGCGTTACGTCCACCTCGGCCCACAGGATCGCGTCCTCGGGGATGCCTAGCGCCGCTGTGATAGCGTCGAGTTGCTCCTGTGTCGGAGCGATAGGGCCTACGAACACATAGCCCATCCCCGGAAGTCGGCCCTGCGTGAAGTCCAGGTCGGCTTGTCGGAGTTGTCGCAGCTGCGCGCTGTTGACGTAATTCGGGATCATGCCTTACGCCTCCCTTTGAGGATCATCGCCATCGCCGCCAGCCAGTGCCGCATGCAAAGCTGCGTCGGGTACGTCCTACCGTCCACGCCTGTTGCGCTCACGCCGCAGGTGTCCATGCAGAAGGGCACCGCGCAGCGGAGGAGGTCAGGCAGCAGGCGGGAACTCATCCAGATTCCCTTCTGGAGGAGGTACGTTCTTCTCCTCCTCCCCTATCTGCCGCTGTTCCTCCTCCGCCAGCCTCTCGTTCTCCCTCTCGATCTCCTCGACCTGATCCTTCGGCAGCTCCATGAACTCGGTCAAGAAGACGTGTCGCGGCAGTACGGTCTCTGCGTTCCCCGACCCCGCGTAAGATGAGAGGGTCTCGGTCCGCGTCTTGGCTACGTCCGCGCGCTCCTTCGCCGAGGAGGAGTGGAGGTCCGGCCATCGGACGCTGTACCCGTCCGGTCCGGGGGAGGGAAGGACCCCGTGCTCGATCGCCCAGTCCAGGAAGGGGCGGAGGATGCGCGGCTCGCAGTACTTCTCCCGCCGGTTACTGATGTGATCGGCCCAGTTCGCGTCGTCCTGCACGCTCGCCAACTCCCCGCGCTCGCTCCCGATCAGGATGCGCTTGGGGATGGAGCGCGCGGCGGAGATCAGGTCCAGGATCACGCTGACGTGCGGCTGCGGGGAGGCCACCTGCGGGGAGAGGCTCTGGACGTCGATCCCCTGGAGCTTCAGGTAGCGCTTCAGGCCGTGGACGTAGGCCTCGATCTCCTGCGTCATCTGCTCGCCCACGGTCGACGTCCCCCCGCCCGGGAGCACCACCGTCTGGTCAAACCCCCCGAACTCCTTGTCCGCCTTGAACGCGTGCCCCGGAAGCGCCCCCTGCCAGAACATCTCCGCCGAGCCCCCCACGACCTTCTCCAGGTCTCCGAGGCGGTTCAGGACGTTTTGCAATCTCGGGATTCCGTTGACGTCGTCCTCCAACGTCTCCTCCGCTACGTGGAGGACCCGAGTCCAGTGCGCGCGGATGGACTGCGTCGGCATCGTCGCGTTCGTCCCCTCGACGCTTCGCGGCTGGAGCGAGTAGTACCGGGGGAGCCCGTAGCGGGGGTTCGCCGTGTCCGTCTCCCACTCCGAGACCTGCACGCTGGTCTCCACGTAGGGACGGAGGTAGAGCAGCTCGCGCTTCCCGCCGGCCTCCAGGGGCTCCTCCGCGGCCTTCCCGTCCTTCACGCCGAGGAAGAGGACGCCGTAGCGCCCGATCCCGGAGAGGAGGTCCACGCGCTGGAGGTAGTGGAGGACACTCCGCCGCTTCTGGAGCACCTTCCACTCCTTCTCAAAGGGGGTCTCCGTCTCGTCGTCCCCCTCGACGACCTCCGGGTCCAGGCTCCAGGACGCGGAAACAGGGGCGGAGATGATCCGCGTGGCGACGTCCTGCCGCAGAAAGAGGTTCCAATACTCCTCGAACCCGGGGTTGTCGTTGTACCCGAGCGCCTGGTACAAGTTCCGGTGCGCGTTTCCCTGCGCGTCAGTGAACGCCTGACCGAGCCGGGAGGCCAGAGCACTCCTGCTGATGAGGGAGGACGCCAGGGCGACGAGCTGCTCCTGGTCCATCTTCGAGAGGGCCTCCAACCTGCGGTCGCTCATCCTACCACGCTCCCACTCGCACCAGTTGTACCCCCGCGTAGCTCAGCATCAGCGCGTCCGCTAGGTTCGGGGAGCGGAATCCGCTGGGGGTCTTCATGATCTTAATTTTGCCGGATTCGGTCAGCGTATACTGGGGTTGGGAAAGCTCCGCCACGAGCTGCGGGAACGCCTTCTGCCCCCGGAGCCCCTTCAGGCTGATGAGCTCGTCCAGCGGATGCTTCCGCACGCCGGAGACGTGCTCCCACGTCCTCTGGAAGCGGTCCCGAAGGCGCCACCACGTCATCGCCTTCAGGTTAGAGAACATGTCCTCGTTCTTCTTCCCCTTATCCCCAGCGGAGGGCTGGATGTACCAGCCAGGGAGGTGCGTGCTACCGGGGGAGATGCCGGCGAACGTGGGCCCCCTGCCGGAGAGGTCCCGCGCCACCCCGCTCACGGCAGCCCCCACGCCCTCCTTCTCGTAGTTCAGAACGGGGACGCCGAGCTCCTGGCAGATGATCCACGCCTTCCGCCCGCACTCCGTCGCCCCTCCGGCCTGCCACTCCTCCACCCGGACGGCAACGTGCCCGTGACGGGCCAGGAACCCCTTCTTGTCGCTCCCGTCGTCCGCCACGTCTAGCCCGGCGACGAGTTGCCCGGAGGCGGGGAGGTCCAGGGACACTGCGGCCTGCACCCACGCGCCGGGGATGACCACCCCCTCCGCGCTGGCGCCGTAGTCCCGGTCAATCTCCTGGGCGACGATCACCGCGGGCTTCTCCGCCACCTGCCGGGCGTACCAGGCCTCGTCCTTGCGCGGGTCGTCGCGCCAGTCGAAGACGAACACCTTGTGGGAGGGCCACGTCATCCGCTTCTCGTGGAACGGGTTCCCCACGCCGTTCACGGAGGAGACGTCGATCTGCACGTTCGTGTTCTGCGAGAGAGAGGCCTCGATCTTCATCGGGCGTTCGTAGTGCGCGCTCTCGTCCTTGAAGTAGATCGTCTTGCGGCCGCCGCGCCCGATGTTGTCCCCCGCCTCCCCCGTGATCGACGCCCCCGTCTCCGGGTTGAGCAGCTTCATGTACGAGGAGTGTCTCCCCGGGTCGTAGCCCCTCGGGAGGAACTCACGCGGCAGGTAGTCGACGATGTACCTGATCTTCTCAAAGATGGAGTCCATGTCCCCCAGGCGGTCGACCAGGGCCTCCTTCCGAGAGCCGAACCCGACGGCGAACCCGGGACGGAAGCGCCAGCCGTGCACGGCGTAGGCGGCGCAGGCCCACGTGACGCCGAGCTCTCGGGACTTCTCGACCAGGCCGGACTCCTGCGCCGCGAGCTTGCCGTCCAGCCACTCGACGAACTCCTCCTGCCGCGGGAAGAGCCGGAAGGGGAGGTGCGTCAAGCCACCAACGGCGGCGGGGCGAGGATCATGCGTCCACACCCAGTCGTTGACGAAGTCCACGGGGGAGTTCTTGCAGTGCTCCAGGGTCACGCGGAGGAGGTCCGCGGAGGAGCGGACGCGATGGAGGAGGACAAGCCTGCGGCGGCACTCCGCGGCAAGGTCGGGGGGCCAGCCGGCGGCGGGGCACGCAACCTTCGCGGCCTCAGCCATCGAACTCTCCATAGGCCATCCGCTGGAGAGGACTGGAAACGGTTCCCTTTGGAGCTATGGACAGATGCGCTTCTTCCCCGTCAATGCTAACGGCGGCCCCGGTAAAGCGAAGTCCCGGTTCCAAACCCTCAAATAGCATGGGAAGTCCGCAATCTATACACGTGATCCGGAGATCTACCATAAAGCGAAGGAGCTTCGTATCCATTTCAGAAGTAAGGCGAGCCACTTTCGCGTCCGCCTTGAACCTTTCGTGCAAGCAAACGCTCACCCTTGCACCTGCTCCCGGTAGAGCCGCGCGGCCTCCTCGGCGGAGAGGCAGAGGTAGTTGTTCTGCACGTTCACCGTCCCTCCCGTCACGCACTGCTGGGGGATGGCCGGCGGGGCCGTGTCGGCGTAGAGCTTGTGGTACTTGGCGAGGAGTTCAAGCGCCTGGAGCTTCGCGCGCTTGGCGGAGGAGAGCTTGATCTTCTTCACGTGGCCGAGGAACTCACGGGACTCCCCCCTACCGACCCAAAGCTCCTCGACCTCCCAGCCGTCGACCCAGGAGGACATCTCGGGGGTCCACTCCGTTGGGCTCTTGAGCGTTCCGTCCGGCAGGTAGAACGCTGACTTGTCGAAGTCCACTAGGGCGAGCCGAGCCACCTCCTGAAGCCAGCGAGCCGGGGTAGCCTGCGCCCCCTCGATCTGCGCCTGGAGCTGGGCGTGAAGCGCATCCCGAACGGCAGGGGCTTCCAGCATCATCCGGCCCCAGTCCCGGGCCTGCCCCTCGGGGACTCCCACCCGTATGGCCGCCGCGGTGGGGTCGAACGTGGGGGCGGAGAGGAGCTCGGTCAGGAACTGCGCCTGTCGCCGGACGAGACCGTACCCGAGAGCGGAGGAGGCGGCGACCTCGGGGACCATTGCAGTCTCCGGGGCCATCGCCTCCGTCCTCCCGCTACCCTTCGGCCTGTTCGTCCTCATGCTCTCTCCCTATGAGCCCTCAGTCGCGTGCCCGATCCCACTTGCTCGTGCCGCCTCTGTCCCGGGGCCCCTGCGTCCCCGGTTTCCCCTTCTGCGGGGCGGGCCGATTTGTCTGCTTTGTCGGCCCCGTTCTGCGCGAGGCGTGCAACAGTGCTGTGGGGACCAGCGCGACGCCATGGGAAGCCTATATAGGAACGCGGGGGATTTGGCTAGGGGGTACACGAATTTTTATTTTCAGGTTTTCTAAGGTTTCTTCAGGTTTT